GTGTTTGATGAATTTTCCCGTGCAAAGGAGGAAGCATGGTTTGCCTTGAGAACAACAATAACTTACACAAAGGCCAAAGGTAAGTTTATCGGTAATGTCGTAGGCAAAAACTGGGCTTGGAAGTTGGCCCGGAAAGCAGAATCAGGATCAGACCCTGAATTTGAATATTTCAAAATAACTGCTAATCAGGCTGTTCAGGCCGGGATATTATCGCAATCAGAAATAGATCAGGCTCGTCGGGATTTACCCGCCCGTATTTATAAGATGCTCTACGAAGCTGAATATACAGCCGTAGAGGGTGCGCTATGGGATTGGGAAATGATCGAAGATACAAGGATTGAACCCGTAAACTGTCCTGAGTTATTCCGTATAGCAGTTGCCATAGATCCTGCTGTAACATCAGAAAAGGACTCAGACGAGACGGGAATAATCATTGGTGGCAGGGCTTATGACGGATCGATTTACATACTTGAGGACGGATCCGGGATCTTCACTCCTCAATCATGGGCAAGTAAGGCAATAGCAGCATATCACAGGCTGAAAGCTGACAGGATCATTGCAGAGGTGAATAACGGCGGTGACTTGGTTGAAACAGTTATTAGAAATATTGACCGGAATATCAGTTATGAATCGGTTCACGCATCACGTGGTAAGATAACAAGAGCTGAACCGGTTGTCGCTCTGTATGAACAAAAGCGGGTTCATCATGTCGGTACACTTCCGGCCCTTGAGGATCAGATGACATCCTGGGCAGGGGCAAAGGGCGAAAAATCCCCGGACCGGGTTGATGCGCTTGTGTGGTTAGTGACATTCTTAATGGAAGGTAAGTTTTATGATGAAAATGATGAGGGAGTAGTATGATAACACTAAAAGGCAATAAGACAGTTAATTCTTATCTGGCAGCCCTGGAATATTTACACATGGTTGCACGGCAGACAAGAGGGCTTCTTGACCTTTTACATTTTCGCATTCCCGAGGCTTATAACTCTAAAATACGAATGAATTGAGCTGGTTAACAAACATAGCACAGAAACTCCTAACTGACCGGATAAACACTCAGACTAACCGATTAGATGAATATGTTCTGAGGATGCTTGCCCAGGGAGCCATTTACCCGGATGCAAATTCAGCAACATATCTGAAAAGTTATACAGGCGTCGGGGATGTTTTCACGATCATCAATAAGATCACTGAACCGGCCTCAATGGTTCCGATCTTTCAGGTTGATAAAGCAGGGAATGATATTCCGAACGGGCGAATGTTACAACTGCTTAGCAATCCTAATCCCGGACAGTCAACATCCGAGTTTATTGAGGCCTTGTTATCCTTTTACCTGATCTTCGGTAATGCTTACATAGCTCACCAGGCGACTGAATACGGTCTTAATGCGGGCCAACCTATCCGGTTGGATGTTCTGCCTCCTCAGTGGATGGAGATGGTCATAGGGTCATATATGGAGCCCGTGCGAGGCTGGAAGTTTATCATGTCAGGTAATGTAATCGACTATGAGCCTTCACAGGTCATGCACTGGAAAGATTTTAATCCGGATTATGATAATACCGGTACGGGTCATCTTTACGGTATGTCACGTCTGAAACCCATCCTTAAATCTGTTATCGGAACGAGTGACAGTTATAATGCAGTTATATCAGCCTTACAGCATCAAGGAGCATTTGGGATATTAACCATACTGGGCGAGGACGGGAAACAGTCCGGGAATATCGGCAAAGCGCAGTTATCTGCCATACAACGGGAATACGAAAGGAAATACACCGGAGCTAAGAATGCCGGAAAGATAGTTGTAACGAAGTGGGACCATAAGTGGACAAACTTTGGGATGTCAGCCAAAGAAATGGAGATATTCAAATCTCTTGGCACCTTCAAAGGCAATTTGTGTGATGCTTATAATGTCCCCTCTCAACTACTAACTGGAAGCCAGGATCGGACTTATTCGAATTATAAAGAAGCCGAAAGGGCTTTATGGGGTAATGCTATCAAGCCGAACCTTGACGGGTTATTGTCTAAACTATCTGCCTGGCTGGCTCCTCAGACAAAGGAGTTAGGGCATCGGTTAGTGGCTGATTATTCGGAGGTCGAAGCCCTGCAACATAACAAGGTTGAATTGGTGCAATGGATGACAACAGCCAGGTCATTTACCCGTAATGAGATACGTGAGGCATGCGGCTACGAGCGAATAGAACTCCCGGAAATGGATAAGGTATATGATAATGCCGGTGTTGTGCCGATAAATGAATTAACCCTCATGCCAGGGGAGGAGTTAACGGAAGATGTATTAAAAGCTCTTAAGATCAGCGATTACAGAAAAATGAACTGATGAAACTGGAGCTTAATAGATATTTAAAGCGTTCTCTGAAAAATTTGTATTGGAGGCAAGGACAAAGGGTATTAGCAGAAGTTCAGAAGCCTGTACTTGATCTTGCCGGGGAGTTAGATGTTGATTCGCTCAAAAGGCGGGTCCCGTTCCTGCTCCGGGGCGAACCGGTTGAGAAATATCAACGAGAGATGTGGGTGAAGGGCGGAAGTCTGTTTGCACTTGATACGGTAAAGCGGATTCATAAGGTTCTACGAAAGCAGGAGGAAGATATTGATTTCTGGGAGGATTATTTTCGCAGGTATGTAAATGAAAGGTCACTACTGAAAACCGGTCAGATAATCACAACCCAGGAGGAGGTTATCAATAACCTGATTGACGGGATACTTGAAGAGGGATTTCAGAACGGGCAGGGCATACCGGAGATTCAACGGGCGATGCGGGGTAAACTGACAGAAGCGCTCACTGACATAAACAAGTACCAGGCTGAAAGGATCGCAAGGACAGAGATCAATGGAGCAGCGAATACCGGATCATTTGAAGGGGCCTGGCAAACGGGAGTTGCACTTGGTAAGGAGTGGATAACATCAGGGTTGAAAGGGATCAGGGAGAGCCACCTGTATTACGAGTCCCTGGGGAATGTGAAAATGGATTATCAATATAACACGGGGTTAAGGTTTCCGGGAGAATCGACAGGCCCGGCAGAGGAAATTATAAATTGTCGGTGCGTTATTGGGTACATAGTTGATGAATAACATATTAAGATGAAAAATATATCAGGGTTCAAGGTAAAGTCAAATTTCGAACTGAAAGATGCAGACGAAAAGACCGGTATTGTGACCGGTTATGCTTCGATCTTTGGTAATGAGGATAGTGACAAAGATATAGTCATGCCCGGAGCATTCTCAAAAACACTTTCAGAACGAGGCCCGGAAAGTACAAAACCCCGCATAAAGCATCTATGGCAGCACGACAGCTGGCAACCTATCGCAATACCGAAAGTTCTGAAAGAGGACGAAAGAGGCCTGTACTTTGAATCTCAGTTTGGAAAGGATCAGTTTTCTCGGGATAAACTGCAACAGCATATAGATGGTATTATAACCGAAATGTCAATAGGTTATAACATTATCAAATCTGAGGAAAATTTTGATCCTGAAGGAAAGTATTTAAATCAGAAGCTTACTGAACTTAAACTCTGGGAATATTCCTCTGTAACCTGGGGAGCCAACAGCCTGACAGAGATAATTTCCGCTAAAGGGGAGAAGTCGGATATACTTTCAAACCTAACAAGGCGACTGGAAGCCCTGAACAAAGGATTAAAAAACGGAAAGTATACAGATGAGAGCTGTGAATTATTTGAAGCGGAAATATGCAAAATAGCAAGTATAATTCAGTCACTCGAATTGAAAGAGCCGGGAGCATATCCCACTCCGGAGACTATTGAGCCGACAAAATATCTGGAATCAATATTATTAACATTAAAAAACTTTTAAAGTGGGAGAAAAAGAAATAAAAGCTTTAACGGATCAGATCAATTCTGAACTTGTCCGTATTAGTGGCTTGTATGCAGAGATGCAGAAAGAGGTTGCTAAGAAAGCGGGCGAGGAAAGAATCACAGACCTGATCAATAAGGCTAATGAGTCGGAAGTGAAAGTAAAAACACTATCCGAACAGTTGGATAAACTTGAGCTTAGTCTCAAGGATCATAAGATAGGCAAGGGGCCGCAGTCGATATTTGGCGACCTGACAAAAGCCTACCAGGAAAACAAAGCACGGATAAAGGCTCCGGGGGGACAGTTTGCATTTGAGATGAAAGGCAATCCCCGGATGCTCCTTAAGGCTTCAACTATTGACGAGGGTACAGAATTATCCGATTCATCCCTTGCCAATGCTGTTGTTGTTCCGATGCGTACCCCGGGTGTTGAAAAACTTCCTGACCGTGCGGTTAAATTCATCGATGTTGTTGGTCGTGGAGATACTAACAGTAACCGGGTTACTTGGGTTGAACGTTCGGCACGTACTGACGGAACCGCAGCCGTAACTAATGATTACAGCCAGTACGGCCAGAGTGACTTTACATGGATACAGAAAGCTGCTGAAGTTGAGAAGATCGGAACATTTATCAAGGTCACAAATGAGGCCCTGGAAGACTGGGACGAATGTCTGACTCAGATCAGAACTGAACTGTTCCCGATGGTTGAACGTGCACTCGAAAGTGAACTGTATTCCGGTAACGGAACAGCCCCGCACCTGGACGGGATTATAACATCAGCTCAGGCTTATGCTGCAACCGGACTAAATTCAAAGGTGGCTTATCCTAATACCTTTGATGCTATCCGTGCTGCTGCTTACCAGTGTGCTTATTACGAGTATGTACCGAATTTCGCATTCCTGAACCCGGCTGACTTCGCAGAAATGGAAATGAGTAAGAACTCCAATGGTTCTTATGTCATCCCTCCGTTTGCTGCTGCTAATGGCATGACAGTTTCCGGTCTGAGGGTTGTTCAGAGTTCCCTCGTTACAGCTGGACAGTTGCTCGTTGGGGACTTCTCAAAGATCACCCTGTATATGAGGCGTAACATCGAGGTCAAGATATGGGATCAGGACTCAACTGACCCGGAACATGACCTCAAGACTATTACCGCTTCTTGCCGTGCAGCCGTGAAATATCCGGCTCCTCATGCTTACGCATTCGTTTACGATGCTATCAGCGATATAACAGCAGCCATTGAAAAAGCAGTAGGTTAATGAAAGGAGGTATGAAATGAAAAAGACATTATTTGCAATTTTCGGATCATTAGCAGTTTTTATAACTGTCCTTATTCTGACCTCTGCTGCTTCCGGCACTACGGCAAAAGGGCCCGTAACTTTAGGGGTGAACAATTCGGTCTATACCTTTACGCCCGGCGCCTCTGAATATCTTGGAGGTAAAAAAGGTAAAGATACCCTGACATTTGAAATCGTATCAAATAAGGTCGGGCCGGTGACAGCTGTATGTTTTGTCGACGTATCAAGTCGTGGAGGAACAACGGATACTTACAGTTATAACCTTGCAGGTAAACATTTTCTGAATGATAGTTATACAACCATAAATAATCAGGCGGCTAAATACGCTGATTTAGTGGTTGCTGATACCTTAAATGCCTCTGAGAGAGATAATAATAAGTATTACAGGTATTTCCGCATGACGCTGGCAACAGATAACAATTGTGCTACAACCGATAGCATTGTTTTCTCTGCTATCAGTTTCAAGGTAATGGAATGGTGAGTAAACTAAGGGGGAGGGGTAACTCTCCCCTCTTTTAAAAAAGAAAAGATGTTAAAAAGAATAAGGTTTATAAAAGACGAACACTATCCAAACGGACGGGTAGATAAAAAGGGAACTGAAAGGTATGTTACCAGTCGGACGGCTCAGTTACTTATTGAATCCGGTCACGCTGAATTGATCGGACAGGAAACTGAGATCATTGAGCCGGAGCCGGAAAAGAAACAGGAAAAGGCACAGATAATAACCAAAGAGGAAAAGATTACCCGTAAACGCAGGACAAAAAAGGTTAAGTAATGGAACTTGTCGTATTATCAAAAGACATTGAGGAGCCGGTAGCGGTTGACGACGTTAAAGCGTTCATGGGTTATCCTTCATCGGATCAGGATGCGATAATCTTCCGTATGATCCAGACGGCCCGGCAATGGCTCGAAAACAGATGTAGCCTGTCAGTTGTCAACAAACAGTATAAAGCATATTTCGAAAAAGAGGATGCTGTTGACGGCTTTTACGAGTTACCTATCGTACCCGTACAGCCAATCCCTGCAATAACTGTTTCCGTTTGCGGCACTTCGACAACATTTGAACAATACGGTTTGAAACGGGTACGGATTGCACCTAATAAGTTAATTGGCACCATTGCAATAGGAGCAACAGCAGAGATTTATTATGTTGAGGTGATCTTTAATGCCGGGGAAAAGAACCTGACAGCAAATGAGATCATTAAACGGATAGTCTCGACAATGTTCAATCAGCGAGAGGATGGCGCCGGGGAAGGGGTACATGAAGGGCGAATACCTTATGACACATTAAGACTTATTGAAACAATTGACCAGAATACAGGATTTTGAAAACAGGACGGTTAAATACAAGTATTTCTATTTATGAGCTGACTTCGACGACGGACTTTTCCGGTGATGTGTCTGAAGTCTGGACGCTGGCAGGGACAGTTAGGGCAGAAGTCACACAACTTGACGGATCACGCTTTTTAAATGTTACAGAACTGGTTGATAGGGTCATTTATAAGATCGTAACCTGGAATAACAATTATGCAAATAATTTACGGGTTGTTTACGGATCACTGACACTTTATCCGATGCGGCCACCAACAATTAATACAGATCGATCAGGACGGGAAGTAATAACCATTTACGGAGTTACAAAGCAATGATAAAAAGCATTCAGGTAGAGGGTATAGAGGAGTTAAGAGCAGACTTTCGAAGGTTCGGAAAGGAATCTGATAAAGCTATTAAACGTGCTGTTGATCAGACTGCGCAGGCTATCGAAACAGATGCAAAGCATAAACTAATAAATGACAGCCATATAATAACCGGTCGTCTGGCTGCTAGCATACACGGAGAATACAAAGACGGGCAACGATATAATTACAAAGACAATAAAGGAAACTCTTATGATGGGTCACTGAATGAAAAGATCGGCAATCTGGAAGCGATTGCGGGAACAAATGTTCATTATGCCCCATACATAGAGTTTGGAACAAAATATATAACCGGGGATAGTTACCTCGGCCATGCAGCATTGAAACAGGAAAAGAAATTTAAAGACAGGGTTGAAAAGGAACTTAATAAACTGATAACTGAGGCAAGTAAATGAGTACGGCATCCGTAGATATAAGTTATGATCTGATAGACGGCATCTATGATGTACTTTACGGCAACGTAATCTACGAATTGGAAACAATTCCGGTTTATAAGTCAGTTCCCAAAACACCTGCATCGGTTTATGTATTGATTGGTGAGGTACTGGGAAGTGAGGACGGTACAAAAGAC